GGTAATATTTCAGCCGCTGTGATCAACACAGGTGCGTTAAATGCAACTGGTACTACAACATTAGCCGCAGTTAACTCAACTGGCTTTATTAATACAACTGCAAACGTATCAGCCGCTGTGATCAACGCAGATACATTAGCCGCAACTGGTACGATCTGGGCCAATGCCGCAACAGATACATCAAGCCTATCAACTGGTGCTTTAATAGTCGCAGGTGGTACAGCAGTTGGTAAAACATTATGGGTTGGTGAAGGTGCAGTTATCAACAGCACACGAGCCGCAGAAGCGTTCCAAGTTTATGGTGCAACTGGCAATAATGGTTTGATCTATGCAGACACTGCTAAGAGTGCTATAGTATTCAGTTCAGCAGGTAATGTAACAGTACAAAATGGCGTAATAGCTAAATTTGACAGCACTGGTGCTATCCGCTTACCAGTTGGATCATCAGCACAACGTCCGGGGGCAGCAGGTAATGTTGACGTAGCTGGTTTACTACGCTTTAGCACAACATCAAACAACATGGAATTCTACGATGGTACTGATTGGTTGGTAGCAGGTAGCGAATTTACAATTATTACTACAAATGCATTTAATGGTGACGGATCAACAGTAGCATTCACATTAAGTTCAGCTTCAACAACATCTGCTACGATCGTTATGGTCAACGGTGTCGTACAGATACCAGTGACAGCATACTCAGTAAGTGGAACAACACTAACATTTACAGAAGCTCCAGCTACAGGTGACGTTATTGATGCTCGTGTACTAATAACAACAGCCACAGTATCATCGGTAGCCAGCGGTAATGGATATAACCAATTTAGCGTAGACACAGCTCCATACGCTAACATCACAGCAGGTACAAGTAGTGCAACAGTTCGTGTCAGCGTTGACGGTGTTAATGGTAAAGTCACATTTACCAATGATGTAGTGATCAATGGATCATTGACAGTATTAGGTGACTCAAACGGTAATATCAACATTGGTAATGAAACTGGTGATCGTCTACAACTACGTGGTAAAACGGTCTATGATCAAACAGCTATAAATGTGCCCGACGCCAATCTAAAAGAGCTAGACAGTTTCAGCACATCAGCATTTACCACTGCTAGATATACTGTACAGGTTAAGAATGGTGGCGGTGTGTCAGCGGCAGAGCTTTTAGTATCACATGATACGGCTACTTCAAACATAGCTACTTATGCAGTACTCAGCACGATTCCGGGTACGTTCCAATCAAATATCAGCGGCGGAACTGTAAAATTGTTCTACACACCTAGTGGTGCACAAAATGCTAATATTAAAGTATTGACTACATACATTGTTTAATAGAGAAGACGAGATAAATGCTTAAACTAACTAGTAAACTGTATAGAACCAACTACACAGGCGAAGATATCATCCAGGAACGTGTACTGCAAGATGGTCAATGGGTCAATACTACAGAACACGTGCCTAATAATGTTATCAATAATCAAATCAGTAATCGTGCTGTGATATTTGGCAACGGTGAAAGTCGACTAGGGTTAAATGTTAATCACCTTCTTAATAAGAAAAGCGGATTGTTAGGTGCAGACACTCTACAGAGTTATGCGTGTAATGCTTTTTACAGAGAATATACTCCAGATTTCTTAGTAGTCACTAGTAGAATCCTTGCTGATGAAATATCAAAAACTAGTTATCCTACAGATAATATCGTTTACACTCGCGTGGATATCAGCTTAGAATTCCCTAGGAAATTTTATTTAATCCCGCATGATCCATATGCTGATGCTGGTGCAACTGCGGCCTACATAGCCTGCTTTGATGGGCATAAAAAAATCTACCTATTAGGTTGTGAAGGCCACCACGAAGCTAATTATAACAGCAATGTCTATGCAGACACACCCGGATATGCAGGTAAAGATTCTGACATGCTAGGTAATAATTGGGAAGAAAGTTATAGACAATTGTTTCAAGTCTATGATGATGTAGATTTTGTATTAGTCACGCCAAACGGTAGATATAAAACACACAATTCTTGGAAGGCCTGCGCTAATTTCCGCCAGATCAGCCACAGAGATATGGTATTAGAAGCAGACTTATAAAATACTTTCCAGCGTTTTAATCTTACTAGCCACAGCCTCAAAATTAATCGTACGCCAAACTCCTGGATGTAATGGTTTAGGATGATCTTCTAAACGAACCCAACAATATCCGCGATGCTCTTCATTTAGTTTTGGAATAAATTCACTGTCTACAGGCGCTATAAAAGTATGATAGACAAAATTACCATTATCACTGGTAAATTTTTCTATAGGGATAATCTTAGGATCATTGATAGTACCGCCAATTTCTTCTTCAATTTCTCGTAATAGACTTTCTAAGATATGCTCATTGACGTCGATCTTGCCACCAACTACACCCCAAGTTCCGCTGTATTTACTACTGTTCCTTAGTAAAAACAAATAGCGTTTAGTTGAAGTACAATAGATGAATGTACCTACACCTTCTATAAGACTAGAGTCCATAGTCCGTTTTTGTATTCGCCTTCCCAGCTTTTCACCCACTGATCGAGATTCCATTTATATTGAGTTCCAGTATTGAGATTACTTACATATTGTACACTAGTAGCACCAGAACTGTCAAATACCAAATTCCAATGGATTCCATCATATTGGATTATATCATTAGCATTGGCTACTAGATCCTGACCATCAGACCCACGCCAAGCACTAGGTCCAGTACCAGGGGCATTATCAAAGCTACCAATACCATTTAATAGTAGATATCTAGTGTTAGTGCTAGGGCTTGTGATGCTGGCATCTACGGTCACTCTGCGTGGATCGATGATAGCATCAATAGGGCTTAAGGTGTTACTAGGATAAGTGTCAATGTCTGCATTGAATATCAATAGGCTGTCGTCGGTTGGGTGGAAGCTGACTGTTCCGACTACTTCAGTAATACCATCTTCGGTAGATAGTCTTATCTGGCTAGTACCATTTTCTAGCACTCCATAGACATTGATAAGACTACGCCAAACATCTCTAGTTCCAACTTTGACTGGTGTTTCGGTAACTGGGTGTTTTGGTTCTAGCTCAGTTGGTGGGTCTCGTGGATCTGTAAACTCTGAATATTTTAACAAGGTAAGTGTATTACCAATCAACAGCACACCATAATCCAACGGAGTAAAATACTGTCTGGTGCCCATGAGATTAGTGTCATTATAAACGTCTTCGCTGAGATTGCCGTCGCTGTCATGTATGCTGGCTATGATTTTTTGTATGACTCCTAGTTTTTTGACTTTAGCAGGAGCACTAATCCAAATAGGTAATTTGAATGTTAGAGTAGCGACATCTATGGGATTTTCAGTACCAATCGGTACTGATCGACTAGACCAATTTGGACTTTCGAGATAGACGGCAGTAAGGCTGGTCCAATCTATGTAATTATCTGTTGATTGTATTTCCATCGCTGGATTAAACAAGACTATCAGTTGTTCTAATAGTTGTAGTTTCTGTTTAGTATTGCTGGTCCAGATATCTAATTTAAGTTCGAGTGTATAAGGAACAGGCATCAATCTTTCGATGCTGAATGCGTTACCTTGTCGTGCTTCATATTCTTGTGTGTCTTCATTATAATAACGTTGGCGTATGCTCATCTTACCAACGAAATTGGGTTCTTGCACGCGGTCACGATCATAAGTTATGTTATTGATATACACGGTCATAGCAGGCACAGTAGGAGTGGCATTTTCACTGGCATTTGTTAATATCTGTGCAACTTGTCGACTACCGTCGGCATAGTAAGCAGGCACACGCTGCAAGGTAGTATTACCGCTGCGATCTTGACCAAACTCTACTTGGAATCCTGATACCATGCGGATAAATTGAGCTAGAAATCGCTCAATCTGAGCATCGTAAAAATATTGTTGTAAAGCTGCCATGATTAGTTATCCGCCGTAGGTCTTAATGCATCACTTAGGCTTTGTCGTTGATAGGAGACATTGCCGTATATTGTATATTCTAATTCATCATTGGTATTTAACGCTGTAGTTACTGTAAATGATATATTTCCTGCCGTGTTAGCGATGGTATTGGTGATGATCTTGCTGTTAAGTTTGGTTTTTACACCATAGATGCTGTTGTATCTAGTCTTGGTCACTACCTGTTTAGAAGCCAAGGTAAATGATAAGGTCTGTGCATTGGCCGCAGGTATATATGCACCACTGCTGATACGTATCGCGTCCCAAACAAGTGCATTAGCATAGTTAGCATCTGGATTGTTGACGAAGCCACTGCGCTGTGTGGTATTGGTAGCGCCTGGTGTAAGATTGGTGCGTAAGCCATCTTCAATCTTAACCCAACGGCGACCGTCGAATCGGAACAATCTATTAGGCACATAATCTAGTCTCAAGAAGTAATCACCCACCACTGGACTTGCTGGATAAGATATACCAGCTGCCACCGCGGCACCATTTGGTGGGAGTGCATCGCTGGTTAAATAACCTTTGACCTTGTCGCTTGGACTTACTGTGCTTGAGCTTGAATAGGTATTGCTACTAACATTAGCATTAGAGCTAGCAAGTACTCCTTGTG